CTAAAAAAGTTAGACATATATTTTAATATTTTTATGAAGAACAAAAATTTGTCGTTTACTAGATTTTGTACTACTTTTTCTATTATTTGTCGTGTTCCTTCTATTATATACTACAACCTCTATTTGTCGAATGATATAATAAGAGAGTAAGAAATAAATGGATATGGAGGAATTTATTATGCCTATGTCTAGGGAAGAACATGAAGCCCTATTAACTGAATTATTGGATGCTGGATTAGAACAATCTCGAAGAACAGAGATTCTACAGCAAATACGCGTAGACCATGTAACCGCGCATAGCGAAGTCGAGGATTTGTCAAAGGCAAACAACAAATTCAAAGCAGACAATGAGGATTTAATCATATCGAATAGTAAGTTATTCCGTCAATTGGGTGTCGTTGGGCAGTCCGAAGAGGGAAAAGAGAAAGAGAAAGAAAAAGAATTTAGCGAGACTATCAATTTAGAAGCATTAGAAAAGGGGATGAATTAATAAATGGCAAGAGTCACCATTAAAGACGTAAAAACAACTTTAGGCATTGCGGAAACATATGACATTGTCAACGCAATCCGAAACAGTAACCCAACATTTGCAAATTATGTGCCACTGGCAAACGCTGAAAACGTTCTTCAAGTAGCGGCTGGTATTCAGATTAACCAAACAATACAGAATGAATTTATCACCAACCTAATTGACCGCATCGGTCTAGTGGTTGTGCGCGCTATCTCTCTAAACAACCCGTTAAAGAAATTCAAAAAGGGTGCAATGGAGCAAGGGCGAACGATTGAAGAAATTTTCACAGACATTACAAAGGCGAAAAAGTATGACCCATATGATGCTGAAAACACCGTTTTCAAACGCACGATTCCAAACGTAAAGTCTTTATTCCATGAAAGAAACCGACAAGATTTTTACGAACAAACGGTATCTGACGAACAATTAAAGAGTGCTTTCGTATCTTGGAACGCTTTCGAAAACTTCCTATCTTCTATTATCAATAGTATTTATAACAGCGCAGAAGTTGATGAATATGAGTACATGAAACTACTAGTTGATAACTACCATTCAAAAGGTTTATTCACAGTGGTTCCAGTGACTGCACCAACAACAGCAACAGCGGCAACGGAATTCATTAAAAAATTACGTGCCACTGCTCGCAAAATGACATTACCATCTGGTAGTCGTGATTTTAACTCTTTGGCGGTTCGTACACGCACAGATATGAGTGATTTACACCTCATTATTGATGCTGATTTAGAAGCAGAAGTCGATGTCGATGTATTAGCAAAAGCTTTCAACATGGACAAGACAAACTTTGTTGGACATGTGACGGTTATTGACGGTTTCGCATCATCAGGTCTTGAAGCGGTTCTTGTTGACCAAGATTGGTTCATGGTTTACGACAACCTTATGAAACTAGAAACCATTCGTAACCCTAAAGGATTATACTGGAATTATTTCTATCACGTCTGGCAAACTCTATCAGTCTCACGTTTCAGCAATGCAGTTGCTTTCGTTTCTGGCACCGTTCCAGCGGTTACGCAAGTCATTGTTGACCCTACTATCGCAACGGTTAAAGCTGGTACAACATTCGAATTTAACGCATATGTACGAGCAACAGACGGTCTAGACCATCCTGTTGTATGGTCTGTTGTTGCTTCAACATCAGCTACTACTTTACAAGCTGGAACAACGATTGATGAAGACGGAGTATTAACAGTTGCTAGTAACCAAACAGGGGAATTACGTGTTATTGCTACTTCTGTTGGTACTGGTATCGACACAGACGGTGCAGGAACTGACAACACTGACGTTATCGGTGAATCAATCGTTACAATCGCATTAGCAGTATAGGATAATTCCTAACAGTTTTATCTTCAATAGAAATGGGGTTAGCTTATGGCTACTGTACCATTAAGCGGAACGAACATCAGACTTTTATCTGGTGTTCCTTTCTCTAATGACTACAAATATACGAGATGGTTTGACACCATCACCGAACAAACCAGTTATTTCACTGGTAAAACGATTGTACACTCTATGTCTCAAGCAAACTTCCAGAGGGTAGAGGGCTACAATTTTATAGCCGTCAATGAAAGCATTGACGATTTATGGAGTACAAACTATCTTATGTTCCAAAACGCTTCCTACAATAGTAAATGGTTTTATGCGTTTGTTACTAAACTAGAATACAAGCAGAAAAACCTAACCTATGTTCACTTTCGGATAGACGTATTCCAAACTTGGAAATTTGAAATGAATTTCAAACCGTCTTATGTGGTTCGTGAACATTGTAAACTATGGAATGCGGACGGAACACCCGTTATCAATACGGTAGATGAGGCGCTAAACTATGGGTCAGATTATGAAGTAGTAGACGTATTGAATTACAAACCTATTGATAATCTTTACTTTTTAGTCATTGTAGCAAAACAAACCATGCACTATCAAACAGCAACAGACAATGAAATTCTTCCAAGTAACAATGGTTCACCTCAACCTTTATGTTATTACGTTCACCCATTTACAAAGGACGATAAAGTTTTAGGGGTGAATAATGGTAGTGAGGTATTACCGATAAATCCCGTTTTAGATGTATTGAAAGGTATTTACAAAAATACGGATGCAGTGAACAACGTGGTTGCTCTTTATGTGACCGACCATATAGGAGCAAACGTTAGTTATGACGGGTTAAATGAGGTAACTATGTCAGGCGATTACTTCATTAATGCTTTAATACATGACGGAACAACCAATTTCAGTACCATGTTTTGCAAAAGTCTTCCTAACTATCTAGCATCAGAAAAAACGTTCACTAATAAGTATGCTGGTTACAAAACGGTTAAGGAAAGTAAACTTTTGATGTATCCATATACTAGTTTGATTCTGGATGATTTAAAAGGAAACAGACAAGTATTAAAAAACGAAAATATTCTTAGCAACGATTTAAAAATTAGTGTTAGAGGGTCACTCGGAACATCTAACAAAGTTAGTTATACCGTATTAGATTATCTTGTTAAATCTGATTTAGGTGTAGGAGATTTATTCCCAGCCAATCTTGAACACTCTGTGATTAACAATAATCCAAACGACTTACCTATCATAACGGATATGCTTTCAGCTTACTTACAAGGCAATCGAAACAGTTTAGAAAACCAGAAAAATTCTATTCTCTTTAACGGTGTGATGGGTGGAGTGAATAGCGTTGTTGGCGGTGTAGCGAATACGATGAGTGGAAATCCTGCTGGGGTGGTTGCTGGTGTAACTGGCGGAATACAAGGCGCAGGAAATACCGTTCTGCAATTACAAGGGATGCAAGCAAAGAAAGTCGATATTAATAATAGTCCTCCGTCCCTAGTAAAAATGGGTGGTAATACAAATTATGATTACGGAAACGGATTATACGGGTTATTCATCATCAAAAAACAAATTAAATCAGAATACATCAAAAAGTTGGAACATTTCTTTAATATGTATGGTTACAAAGTCAATGAAGTCAAAGTTCCAAACTTCCACACTAGACAATACTGGAATTATGTGCAGACCTCTTCTTGCATAATCACAGGCAACTTTAATAATGAAGACTTAAACGAATTAAAGGCAATTTTTGACAATGGTATCACGTTCTGGCATACAGACGATATTGGTAATTACAGCTTGGAAAATGAGGTGATTTAATGAGTCGAAAGCGTACAACTAATTATAGGAATCCTAATCAGATTCAGAGGGAACGTGGGAATGATTGGTTCACCCACTACTATCAATATTTATCTTCATTAGCGTATCAGCTTTTTGAGTGGGAGAACTTACCAGCAAGTATTGACCCTAGATATTTAGAAATGTCACTACATCAGTTTGGTTTTGTGGGATTTTATAAAACTCCTGATAGAGGGTATCTTGCTTTACAGGGCGCACCATCTGGAATAGTAGACCATTATAATCTACCTACAAAATTCCATGCTGTAGTCCCAAACTATCAAACAACGTTTAACGCATACAATTACAACGATATGAAAAACGATATAAAAAACGCTGGAGTTATTATTTGGAACAATGACTACCATTTTTCTACCCTTCCTAGTTTGAGAATGTTCGCTAGTGATTTAGCTGAATTAAAAGAAATCATTTCGGTGAACCAGAACGCACAAAAAACACCTGTTTTAATTACTGCTAATGATATGAATAAATTCAGTATGCAACAGATTTATGACCAGTATTCTGGAAATGCTCCTGTTATTATGACACATGAAAATGTGAACCCTGATTCTATTAAAGTGTTCAAGACAGATGCCCCGTATGTAGTGGATAAATTGAACACACAAAAGAATGCAGTGTGGAATGAAGTCATGACTTATCTTGGAATTAAAAATGCTAATCAAGAAAAGAAAGAACGCATGATAACGGCGGAAGCCGATTCCAACGATGAACAAATTTCATCTAGCGGGAATGTGTACTTAAAATCAAGATTGGAAGCATGTGAAAAGATTAATGATTTATATGGCTTAGATTTAAACGTGAAATTCCGTAATGAAATAGTAGAAGAATTTCAAGAAAATGTTACAGGTGAAACAAAGCAGAAAGAGGGGGAATCCAATGGCTAGTTATACCATGCAACTAAGAGAGTATATCGAAATGTGGTCACAGGATGAAACTCTTTCAACTATAGACATTATTGAAAAA